CTGAATGGTACCGTAAACGGATTTGGTTCTCAGGCTTTCGAAGCTTGCTGAGATGCATCTTTTTCAAGGATGCATGGGTTTGAGGGAATTCAATGCAGACACAACCCAGTGGTGTGTGCAAGATTGTTATTGCGCATGTAATAATAAATGACATACAGCGCGTTCTCTTCCTGGATTTTTATATGATTTTGTTGGAAGGTAATATATATAACAGTGTGAGCGTTTCGTACTAGTACTTTTCCACTTCTTTCCCTCTACATCTAAAGACGGGATTCAAGTGGGCACTTCGTAGCGTATACTTTCACCAAGTATTTGCGCCCTGGAATTGCACCAAGCGCTACGAGCCAATCTCTTACATTTGGAGCCTCAGCTTGACCAGTCTCTTGCCCCACCACCGTAGGGCCATAAAACATGGAAGCGAAACTCCCAGAGCTCTCCAGCTCCGGAACAATGTGCAGGTACCCGCCAGGGCACCATTCATCGATCAACTTTTCCTGCGCGAATTGTTGCTCGAGAGAGACTCGTGTGAGGGTAGGATCCTTCGTCACTGACATCATAACCCGCAGGTCCTGACTCGTGTCTAGGCTAGGCCATCCATCCTCTTCATCGTGTGTTGTGTGGGTCCAATCCGCCAGATAAGACTGCCATCCGGAAAAAGCATTTACTCCAGCTGTCATCTTCCTGATCCGCTTGACCAGGTGCATGATTATGGGTAATCCCTTGTTCGAGTGTGCAAGTCCCAACGCCCCCATCCGGAGCAGGAACTTCAACTTTGACAGTTTTAACGGCTGGGTGGTACGCACGGCTAGCGAGGCCATAATGCGGAGTGGGCAACGCAATCCCAAACCGCTCGCGAGGTAACTCGTTTTAAGGATATTAATATCCTGGGGTTGATCAGCAAGGTGGGCCAGTGAGAATTTAAAGCCTAGCTCGGCAATAAAGGCGGGGTTCATGGAACGCGACAGCGTGAGAGCATCATCTCCCTCAGCCATCCTGCATTCACCACAGAACTCTTTCCACCATTTCTCTAGATCCCCTTTCCACCTGCTGACGGACCAGTGTGAACATGCTATTACGATAATATTGCAAATCAGATTCATAAAAGCGGTCCAAAAGACCCCCGATACTCTCCACAGATGCTCAAACGCCAAACAGCGGTTCTTGTACTTCCGTCCTCTCCCCATATACTTTCTAATCCCAGGAATCAGCTCCTGGTACCCGCATTTACTCGCCAGATTTACCATCAGAAACTCTTCTAATTTCTGGAAGTCTTTGCCAAGTGAAGATTCAAAAGCGCTGAAATCAGTATTCGCGCTCGTGTCGGTGTTGACGATGTCCACAAAGATACGCCCTATTTCCTCAGGGGTTTTGTGTTTAATGTGCCACTTTGACACCGTCTCTCCCTCTAAGAAAATCTCGAACAACCCCAACAGGTGGTAGAGTAAACAATACTCTTCCTCTCCCATCGTGTATATCCCCCGGATTCTACACCGTCCCTCTTGGACCTGTGTTGCCAACCCGGCTGTTTCCTTAAACACGTCTTCTGCTTTGGCGAAAAAGCCTCCTTCCTTATGCCTATCTAAACCCGCTTTGACCGATTCTGCCTTCTGCAGCAATTGGTCCACAAAAGCAGCTGGCTTGCTGCTAAGAAGCCGACGAGCTTCCTGATATGTGTCCACGCTCATCCGTGGTCGCGGGCTGATGTCTAAAAGAAGTTTATTGATGACAAATTTCCCCATCCTCTCTATCGCCTTTCTCCCCTCTTCTGTCCTCTCGGGCAGTTTCTTTTCCCCGGTAATTAGCCTTTCTATGGCGCCAAGTGCGGCGCCAATAGTACCTTGGTTCGGAAAATGCCCTTTTGAAAGGACCACCCCGTGGACTCTTATCGGCAAGAGCCCTTGCGCCGCCAACTTTGTAGGTGTGTCAAGCAAACTATTCATAACATGTGCGCGTGTTAAGAATCTGTCTGCATTCCACAGGACATACGTCTCATCACAATCTAAAGCCTGTGTAATGAAAGCCTGTGTGACAGGACATGTAAACGTATTGACCACTACAAAATCAGCGGCGCCGGGGTATCAAGTAAGAGGGAAGCGATGGGGTATAACGCGTCCCGTGGCGTCACGGGCCTGGAGGTCCGCCACTTGAGCCTGCGACTTGAGCCGCATGCTGGTCCTTTCCCTGGCTTGCAAGTTCGACAACCTGCCTGTGGCCACTAGGAAAAGGATCTTGGATGTGGAGGGGATGTATTCGGTAAGCTGCTCGATATTCACTTCGGAATTCATCGACACGCTCACAGTCACGGAGGACCTGAGTCCATCAGTCGTGATCATCGTAAGGGCAGTGGGGAGAAACTTCCCCAGTAATGCGCTGCTAATACGAGTTTGACCAGAGACTATTGTGAGGAAATCTTCTTCCTGCAACACTCCCCCAAACCCGACATTCGCTAGCCGCGAAAACCTATCCACCCTTCGGCGGGACGCAAAATCGTCCGGCACAAACCCCACCAACCTCCCAAGCAGACCTGGGTTGAACACGCCTGTTGGCTCCACAAACCTTCTTCGAGCCTGCAGATACCAGTGTTCGGCAACCTCCATTCGAGGCGCTTCCCTGAAAAGCAAAGTACATCGGACGAAAGCCGTGGAAATGGCCCCGTCGCCTCGCAAGGCTATATGCGTAATACCGATGTGTCTTCTGTCCTCTTCCAGCGGGCGCCCCGGCGGACCGATCACCACTTGCACTCGAACCCTGAAATCGTCCTCCTTGATCCTCTCTCCCAATGATGCAGAAGCCCCACAGCACGGAAAAAGAAACCTGTTGATGTGGTATATCCAACCCGCTCGAAACCACCTGGCAGGAATGAAATGCATCATTTCAGGACTCGCCTCGGGGATGGCAGACATCACAGCGTGAGCCGTTTCGAACAGATGGCTGACATCCGGGCATGTAGGTGCCACGGCCAAAGCAGCCTCATCAAGAGTCAAGTCGAACGCCTCGAGCACCGTATTTCCCACACGCCGATCTTCGTGATAACAGGGATCATTTTCCGGCTGAGGCAGGAATTTCCTGACGCCTTTTGAGTGTCTGAAAAGTTCCGCCATGTGAAAATTGGTGGACTTGGCCTCGTAGTTCTCCGGATCCTCCTTGTTCTGTTTCAAAAACGCGACGTGCTTCGCTTTCTCGATGATCGCGTTCTCCGCGATAGCCAGGGCCTCGGCCCTGTCGACTCCACCAGGTGGCTCTACCCATTCAAAGGGAGGTTGTTGGGCCATCTCCCAAACGCGCCTGCCTCGGAAGAACATATGGATGAAACCAAAGCAATCTGTCCATGACTGCAAAAACGGATCCATCCTTTCGGGCTCCTCCTCGAACATGCCAAGTGGGTCAAAGGCAACCTCTGCTCTGGCTTCCGCGTCAAGATGGTCCTGATCCTGCTGCGCCTGAAACCAAGCTTCCTGAAACGGCCTCTCACGGCCATCCTCCGGTTCCGGCTGCTCAGGAACAACGCTCTCCACGTCACCATCCTCCCCACCCTTTTCCTCCTCCACCCCCGCTTCAAAGCGCTCTGCTGCACGTCTCCCCTCTTCACGAGGACCAAATCCAAAACCGTTACCGCCTCGCCTGGCGGCCCCTGCATTTCGAACACGTTCCCCATGGCCATGTCTGGCTGCACCTGCCAGTGCTAGAAGGAAAGGCAGCTCCTTGACGAGCACTCTGCTTCGCACGTCATCGCTCCCAGTCCAGGAGCCGTGGTGGCCACTCAAGGCCCCTCCGCGCACCATGCGCCCGCCTCTCTCGGCTCGTGTGGGAATCGGGGAATCACCTCCGAAGGACAACAGACGGCGGGATGGCTCTACCTTCTGCGAGGGAGCCTGGTCCGTAACCTTTTCGCGCCTGGTCTTGTTATTCCTCTTGGTGTCTTTCTTCGAAAGGGGTCCATTCTGCACCAACTCCGAATTCATCTCAAACTCGGCAGCCGACGCCATCATGAAAGCCTCAACCTCTCTTCTAGTATCCTTTTTCACCACATCCTTGATCCGGCGCTGGTCTGCCACACGTAGGAAATGCTCTTCTCTTCGCGTTGTGGCACCAGCACCAGGGTAACAACTACAGGCATATGCGCACCTACATCTGTATTTGTGTACCGTAACCCAGGGATCATATCCTTGCTCCTCCAAAACCGCTGCGTCTTCCTCTCTCTTTAATCTAAGGTCATTGAGGTCGTTAGCGAGTCTTAGCAGGTCAACAAGTACTGCTCGCATCTGGGGTGAGTCTTCGAAACTCTTTCGCAACCTGGGTTGCAGGAGGATCTCTTCCCCCTCTTCGTCTTGACAGACGGTCCAACACTCCTGGGAGCGTTGGTCGCACTCGGCGGCTGACTTATCAGTTTCAGCCGCTTTCATACTATGGTTTGTAATGTTCTTTTCATTTTTGGACGAATTATGAGATTCAGTACCATATCCCATGTGCTCCTTCTCAGGAGCGAGCAAAAACATCTTCTTGCAACTAGCCGGTTTTACATTTTTAGTCCTATCCGGAAGATACTCAGTGACTCGCTTGTACTACGTCACTGGAAAAATCTCCCAGCCTGGATTCCACGGGGGAGCCGGCGCTAGCCCGTCAACAACTATTTCGATTCGTTGCCATCTGCCTGGACCACTTGTCCATCATAACATTTTCCTGATATTTTCAATCAGCTCGCCTCATCAGCGTATTTTTGCGGATTAAAACCGCTCTTGAGTTCTTATGGTTTCAAGAATCTTGTGAGTTCAGTATGTCCCTCAGGACTAACGCTCATTTGAGAAAGAAGGGAGATTGTCATCATCTCCAGAGAGCCGAATGCTCTGTCGCCGCTGGCGGTTGTTTATCAAACCCCCCCTTTTTCCTTCGCGTTTACTTCTCCAAATGCACATTGCATAACCAATGTGCAGGACTCATACGTTCCTAATGCAACATTGCAGGTGATAAATCTGCAATGTTGGAATTGTTTGCTCCGAAAAGCTTAACCGATAACTTAATACCAGCCTGGGCCCACGACAAATTTGTCATGGGCCTAGTTCCCAACTGAGTTGGGCAAACACCCCCGGCGGGGGTTATGCGGCGTGTTGACGCACACACATATGATTTTGTTCAAAGAAATCACGAAAGAATCTGGATCTTTCCTCGAAGGTGAGAAAAGACCTTAAGGTTTTCAATGCTAACACAAACCTAATAAAAGTATCTTCTGCAAATTAATGCAAGGCGTCATCTGGAAAAATGATACCTAATCTTTGTCTATCTCGACAAAATCATCGAATGTTGATCCAATGAATAATACTCGATCGTCAGTAATCGAGGAAGGGCCTGCTGCCCCGTGTTTGTTTATTGTCCTAGGCGTTTCAACCCGTCTCTCCATGTCGCAAGAAGAGTGCGTGTTTTTATAGGGGACAACCCTTTAAAGCGCTGCTCCCAGACCATTTCCGAGATCTAGGATTGTGATGTCACACGTGGAACCGACTGGTACAACACAGGCTCCAAACGCGATGCTTGGGATCTGTGGTGCTTCAGCCGTGATGGTGATGTAATAAATACCCACCATGGTGCTACTGACTGTGGCCGCCGGATTCGGGCAGCTGACAGCCGACAACGTGTTGCCAACAAGCACATTCGTGTACGCACAACCGTTCAAAACAGCCGCGGGTGGAACCGTTGCTGCGGCCGCACCTGACCAAAACAGAGTGATCATGTAGGTGTCCCCAACATTTGCGCCTGCAAATGTGATCGTGCGTATTGCGCCTGTGGACACGGTCGTGCCTATGCACGTCCCGTAGAGCGCCTGTACCACCGACGTCGTGCCCAGCGTGTTCGCATTTGTACAGGCATTCCCTAGGAAATGCCCATACCCATAACGCGCTGCCGAAATCCGCGGCTTCACAAGCTCCACATCATAGGTCACCCACAACTCACCCAAAGATGAGTTTACCGCGAGCCCTACTCCAGGAACCGTCACCATCTGGAACAAGCCCAAATCGAGCAAGTTCACTGGTGTGGTCTGCCCTGGTGCCCGAACATACAAATATTCGGTGGCCTGTGAGCGATCGGCGCATTCAACGCCATACATTCCGCTCTTGTCAAGCCTAGCTGACAAGGCGAAATCGCTGTTCTCTATCTGTGGCTTGGAGGTAAAGGCTGGTGCTCCAGCGTTGTATTCCATGGCCATGACATACGTCCCGAGTGAGGTTACGCCGTAAGGCGCCGTACTCGAGATGAACTCAAACACCAGACCGTGAAAACGATACTGCTCATAATTTGCCGCAATTTGGGACAAAAATGGGAAGACCGTTGACGTACCGGGATTGACGGTGTAAGTCACGTTTGAGAAAGCTCCTGCAACGGGTCCTGTAAAGACATCGTTCAAGTATTCTCTGTGTTTCACCCGCAACCCTCCTGATGCAGAAGAGAAGGAACCAGCTGCACTGGCTCCCCTGGATGTGGCCCTGTTACCAAACAAAGAGTTCTCCTCTACTGTGTCTGATATGGCGTAATCACCAGATCCCATGAGACGAGCTATCTTAGCCATCACACTAGAACCGGC